AAGGAAGATCCTGTTTATTTTGCTAAAAATTATATTCAAATCGTTACTCTTGATTATGGATTACAACCATTCAAGATGTATCCATTTCAGGAGAAGTTGATTCAAAACTTCCATGACAACAGATTTAATATCTGTAAGATGCCTCGCCAGACAGGTAAGTCAACCACCTGCGTATCTTATCTTCTTCATTATGCAGTTTTTAACGATAATGTAAATATTGCAATTCTTGCTAACAAAGCATCAACTGCAAGAGATTTGCTTTCAAGATTACAGTTAGCATATGAGAACCTTCCCAAGTGGATGCAGCAAGGCATTCTATCTTGGAATAAAGGTTCATTGGAATTGGAGAACGGATCTAAAATTCTTGCAGCATCTACATCAGCATCTGCTGTTCGTGGTGGATCTTATAACGTCATCTTCTTAGACGAATTTGCGTTCATTCCAAATCACATTGCAGATCAATTCTTTGCATCAGTTTATCCTACCATTTCTTCTGGTAAGAGCACGAAGGTTATCATTGTATCTACACCTCATGGTATGAATCATTTCTACCGCATGTGGCACGATGCGGAAAGAAGTAAAAATGAATATATTCCAACAGACGTTCATTGGAGTGAAGTTCCTGGAAGAGATGAGGCATGGAAAGCACAAACAATTGCAAACACATCAGAACAGCAATTTAAGGTTGAGTTTGAATGCGAATTTCTTGGATCAGTTGATACACTGATTGCTCCATCGAAACTCAGAACCCTCGTCTACGACCATCCTAAGACCCGTAGCGCGGGATTAGATGTGTATGTAGACCCAATTGACGAACATGACTATTTAATGACTGTGGACGTAGCCAGAGGGGTTGGATGCGACTACTCAGCATTTACTGTAATAGACATAACACAGTTTCCACATAAGGTAGTTGCAAAGTATAGAAATAATGAAATAAAACCAATGCTTTTTCCAAGCGTTATTCATGATATAGCAAAGAGTTATAATAATTCATATATCTTATGCGAAGTAAATGATGTTGGAGATCAGGTAGCAAGTATTATTCAATATGATTTGGAATATAACAATCTTTTAATGTGTTCTATGCGAGGTAGAGCAGGACAAGTTGTTGGTCAAGGATTTTCTGGGAAGAAAACTCAACTTGGAGTCAAGATGTCCAAGACTGTTAAAAAAGTTGGATGTTTAAACCTCAAAACAATGATTGAGGAAGACAAACTTTATCTGAATGATTATGAAATCATTAGTGAACTTACAACCTTTATTCAAAAGCATAATTCTTTTGAAGCGGAGGAAGGATGTAATGATGACTTAGCAATGTGCCTTGTAATCTATGCATGGTTGGTCGCACAAGATTACTTTAAAGAACTCACGGACCAAGATGTAAGAAAAAGACTTTATGAAGAACAAAAGAATCAAATAGAACAGGACATGGCACCATTTGGATTTGTATCTGATGGAACTGAATCTGAAAGTTTTGTTGATACTGATGGCGATAGATGGTTTGTTGATGAGTATGGTGATATGTCTCATATGTGGGACTATATGACATAATGGAACTTGATAAGCAAATAAAACTTGGACACTTATTGTTTACCGATAGAAAATGCAGAGTTTGTAAAGAGATAAAAAATTTAACAGATGATTTCTATCGCACACGTAAGGACAGGGGTCCTGTGCCATCTTCATATTCCTATGAATGTAAAGAATGCACGGTAAAGAGAATAATGGAGACGAGAAAAAATAAACAATCTTCTGTTGATTGGCAATATCCTGATTGGTAATTTGTTCACTGCACATTTCCCCCCTGTAAAGTATATTTTTAATAAATATTTTCAGATAAACTGAGACTTTACGGAGAAAAACATGGCGACTCCTCAATTATCTCCAGGCGTACTCGTCAGAGAGGTTGATTTAACAGTAGGAAGAGCTGATAATGTTTTAGATAACATTGGAGCAATTGCTGGTCCTTTTCCAATCGGACCTGTTGATTATCCAATTGACATTGCAACCGAACAGGATTTAATTAATACTTTCGGCAAATCAATTTCATCAGACTCACAATATGAGTATTGGATGAGTGCATCATCCTTCCTTTCATATGGCGGTGTTCTGAAAGTTGTTAGAACTGATGGAACAACACTCAATAATGCTAATGCAGGTGTTGGTATCGGTACTACAGCAACTTCAAAAATTAAAAATTACGACGATTATACAAATAATTGGTCTGAGGCAACAAACTTTACTTATGCAGCAAAGAACCCAGGTACTTGGGCAAATGGACTAAAAGTTTGTTTTATTGATGATTTTGCCGACCAAACAATCGGGATTACAACAACCAATCTTGGTACTTTAGGTGCTACAATTGGATTTGGAGTTACTGCAGTACTTTCCAATCTTGTTCTTCCCGGTGCCGGTACAACCTCATTGTTTAATGGATATCTGAAAGGAATCATCACTGGTGTTACCACCGATTCTACAAATGGAAATAGCACGATTGATGTTCATGTTGTTTCAAGAGTTTCTTCTGCTGGAACAGAAACTTTAATTAACTATGCCCAATCAGCAAGTTATGCATCTTTCTTAACCACCAACACAATTAAATTTGTAAACAATTCTGGTATTGCTACTGGTTCTACCCAAGGATTAGCAGGCGTAACTCCTGCAACAGTTGTTGATTGGTATGATCAACAAACTTTAGGTCTTACCAATAGCACTGTTTATTGGAAGTCAATTGCACCAAGACCAACATCCAACCAATATTCATTAGATAGATCTGGTGAAGGCGATGGAATGCACATTGTTGTAGTTGATGACCTTGGAACAATTACGGGAAATCAAGGCACAATTATTGAAAAGCATGTAGGTCTTTCAAAAGCGTTAGATGCTATTTCTGCCGTCAATTCTCCTCAGAAAATCTGGTATAAGCAGTATCTTGCAGATTTTTCTTCACAAATTTGGGCAGGTTACAATCCTTCAAATGCTGCAGATGCTTTCTGGGGTACTGCTCCAAGAGCAGTTGCATTCTCCACATCATTCACACCATACACAACAGCACAAGGTCTCTGGGGACAAACTGCTCAGGGCGTAACCTTTAGTGTAATCGGAAACAAAACTTATAATTTGACTGGTGGTGTTAATTACTCTGCTGCTGGTGGATCTGCAGCAACTCTTGGAGATCTTCAAACTTCATATAATCTTTTCTCCAATAAAGATCAAATTCAAGTTGATTACTTGATTATGGGTCCTGGTCTTACCAACAAATCAGATTCTCAAGCAAAAGCAGGATATCTAATCTCTCTTGCAGATGCAAGAAAAGATTGTATAGCACTTGTTGGACCTCACAAAGCAGATCTTGTTGGTGTTACAAATAGCACAACACAGACTACTAACTTGATTCAATACTTCAGTTCACTTTCATCTTCGTCATATGCAGTATTTGATAGTGGATATAAGTACACTTATGATAGATTTAACAACAAATTTGTATACGTTCCTTGTAATGCAGATATTGCAGGTCTAATGACTCGCACAAATATTGTTGCATATCCTTGGTTCTCACCTGCAGGACAACAAAGAGGAATCTTGAATAATGCAATTAAACTTGCATATAATCCTTCTAAGGCACAAAGAGATCAACTCTATCCTTTGAGAATTAACTCAATCGTCACTCAACCTGGCGTTGGAACTCTTCTCTTTGGTGACAAGACTGCTCTTGGATATGCATCTGCATTTGATAGAATTAACGTTCGTCGCTTGTTTCTCACAATTGAACAAGCACTTCAAAGAGCAGCACAAGCTCAACTCTTTGAACTCAACGATGAACTGACCAGAGCAAACTTCAGAAACATTGTTGAACCTTACCTCCGTGATATTCAGGCAAAGAGAGGTCTTTACGGATTCCTTGTTGTTTGCGATACCACAAACAACACTCCTGATGTTATTGATAACAACGAATTCAGAGCAGACATCTATCTGAAACCTGCTAAGTCTATTAACTATGTAACACTCACCTTTGTTGCCACAAGAACAGGCGTAAGTTTTGAAGAAGTAGCTGGTACAGTTTGATTTTAATTAAACCAACAAAAAGGAGGAACTAAAAAATGGCACATTCTATTCAAGACTTCAAATCAGCACTTGTTGGGGGCGGTGCCCGCCCCAATCTATTTGAGGTTACTATTCCATCTCCACCAACTGGAGTTACTTTAACTCCAAATTTTCCAATTCTTTGTAAGGCAGCTGCACTGCCTGCATCAAATGTTGGTCAAATTGATGTTCCCTTTAGAGGAAGAATTTTCAAAGTTGCTGGAGACCGCACATTTGATACATGGCAGATTACTGTCATTAATGATCAAGATTTTACAATCAGAAGTGCATTTGAAATTTGGATGCAATCTATTGCTCAATATGGAGATGGAAGTGGTTTTACCAATCCAGCAGATTATATGAGAGATGCATTCGTTAAGCAATTCAAAAGAGGTAAAAGTGCTGCGGGAACAGGCGTTGCTACAGGTGCTGGACTTGAAGTTGTAAAAACTTATCAATTCTATGATGTTTTTCCAACAAATATCTCAGCGATTGACCTTTCATATGATACTGCAGATACTATTGAAGAATTTACGGTTGAGTTCCAAGTTCAGTACTGGACACCTGCCGCAAATAAAGCATAATAAATAGTCTAAAGATAAGGACTAAAAAAATAAATTATGTCAAAATTATTTGGATTCTCTATTGAGAATACTGAACCACCATCACCCACTACTTTATCCCCTGTTCCCCCCAATAAAGAGGATGCATCGGATTTCTACTTGAGTAGTGGGTTTTTTGGTTCCTATGTAGATATTGAAGGTGTTTATAGAACTGAATTTGATTTAATTAAAAGATATCGTGAAATGGCACTTCATCCAGAATGTGATAGTGCAATTGAAGATATTGTTAATGAAGCAATTGTATCGGATACTAATGACAGTCCGGTAGAAATTGAACTTTCAAATCTAAATGCAAGTGATGGAATTAAGAAAAAAATTAGACAAGAGTTTAAATATATTTTAGAACTTTTGGATTTTAATAAAAAATCTCACGAAATTTATAGAAATTGGTATATTGATGGAAGACTTTATTATCACAAAGTAATTGATTTTAAAAAACCAGAAGAAGGTATACAAGAACTGAGATATATTGACGCAATGAAAATGCGTTACGTGAGGCAGGCTCAGAAAACGGACACAAACAAATATAGTCCTCCAAGTAGGAATGTTGATAATCCTATGGATTATGATTTTCCAAAACTTGAAGAATATTATATTTACAATCCCAAAATAACATATCCAACAGGAACTCCAGCACCTGGATCTCTTGGTGGTTCAAATGATGGAATCAAAATGTCAAAAGATTCTATCACTTATTGCACTTCAGGTCTTGTAGATAGAAATAAGGGATCAACTCTTTCATATCTTCATAAAGCAATTAAGTCACTCAATCAATTAAGAATGATTGAAGATAGTTTGGTTATCTATAGATTATCTCGTGCTCCAGAAAGAAGAATTTTCTATATTGATGTTGGTAATCTTCCTAAGGTTAAGGCAGAGCAATATCTTCGTGATGTGATGATGCGTTATCGTAACAAACTTGTATATGATGCAAGTACTGGAGAAATCCGTGATGATAAGAAATTCATGGCTATGCTTGAGGATTTCTGGTTACCCCGTAGAGAAGGTGGTAGAGGAACTGAAATCTCCACTCTTCCTGGTGGACAAAATCTTGGTGAAATTACTGATATTGAATATTTCAAGAAGAAACTATTTCGTTCACTGAACGTTCCTTCATCAAGAATGGATGGAGAAGGTGGATTTAATCTTGGACGTTCATCAGAAATTCTTCGCGATGAAGTTAAATTCAGTAAGTTTGTTGCTCGTTTGAGAAAGAGATTTTCTGCAATGTTTAGTGATATGCTGAGAACTCAACTTCTTCTCAAAAACATCATTACACCAGAAGATTGGAATGTAATGGATGAGCATATTCAATATGATTTTCTCTATGATAATCACTTTGCTGAACTTAAAGATGCAGAACTTCTGAATGAAAGGTTGAATATGGTTCAAGTTGCAGAACCTTATATTGGCAAATACTTCTCACAAGATTATGTTAGACGTAAGATTCTTCGTCAGACAGATCAGGAAATTGTGGATCAAGATATGCTTATCAAAAAGGAAATTAAAGATGGTATTATTCCAGATCCAAGTATTCCCATAGATCCAATGACAGGAATGCCAATGGACCCAAATGCACCGATGGCACCGATGGGAGATTTAGGAAAACCAGTAATGGAACCAAATACTGATGGAGTAAAGGATGGTGGAGCAACAGAGGCTGATGGAAAAGCAGCAGAAATGGATACATCTATCACAAAGATGCCCAAGGGAGGGCAGATATAAATATTAACGACTAATTATTGAAAGTATAAAAAATGGATGAATTAATGGATATGATTGCTACTGATGAGTCACCCTCACAGATTAGTGATAAAATTAAAGACTTACTTTTTGCAAAATCAGCAGAAAAAATTGATGCTTTCCGTCCTATGGTAGCACAATCAATATTCGGAGAAACGGAAGAAGAGTGATAGATAATGTCGGATCTATCAGATCTTTTTAAATTAGTTGCAGAAGAAAAAAAACAAAAAAAAGAGGAATTTAATTCTGTAGTTGGTGACTTAGGATTAGATTCTCTTTTTGGAGAATTTGCTGCGCTTAAGAAAAAAGAAAAAGAAAAGAAAGTAGAAGAGCAGGTAGAAGAGGAATCTTTAATTAAAAATATAAGTCTTGATTCTCTTTTTGTTGAAGTATCCAATTTAAAAAAAGAAACTAAAAAGAAAAAAGTACAAGAACAAAAAACAGTTAAGGCATTTGAAAAGTGGTTATATTCAGAAACACCTAAAGAACAAGAAGAAATTATTGAGAATGTAATTGAAGAATCTTTGGATGAAGTTCTTGAGATTCTTGAGGACCATAAAGAAGAACTTAAAGAACCAACATTAATTGAAAAATCTTTAGGTCTTCTTGCAGAACCATCAAATGTTAAAGTTCAGCAAGACCCAATTACTCCATTAGACCAAAAGTTTGCAACACTTGACGATTTACAAAAACATTACAGCACTTTCCTTTCTCGTATTCAACAACAACTTTCCACATTAGGTGGAGGTGGTGAAACACAACTCAAATATCTTGATGATATTGTTGGTATTGCAACTAATCCATCAGTATACGACCAAAAATTTCTCCAATATAATCATAGTATAGGAAAGTTTGAGTTTGTTGACCCAAATGATGTTGGTGGAACAACAATTGTAAATATCTCTGGTATTACCACTTATTATCAGGCATCAAATGTTGACGATTATATTGGTGTAAATGCAAATGTTCCTGTGACAATTGTATTACCACAAATTCCTTCTTATGGTAAAAAATTAATTGTAAAAGACGAGGGTAATAAGATTGCTACATACAATATCACAGTACAGGCAGGTGCTGCAACAAGTGTTGAAAACGATACTTCAGTTTTGATGAAAATCAACCATCAAAGTTTTACTTATTTTTATAACGGTTCAAATTGGTTCTTAATCTAAGATGTCTTATAATCCCCTCCCTCAGCCCGCAGATGTAATTGTAATCAGTGCTGGTTCATCAGTTACTGAAGTTAATAGATTTCCAGTAGGTATTGGTTCAACTGGATTTGTATCTTTGAAGCAAGGTTCAGCACCAATCAGTTTTTCCAATCCACTTCCAGTATCATTAGGTTCTTCTAATATTACAATTACTGGTAATGTAAATGTAGGAACAACAGTATCAGTCACAAGCACTCCCGAAAATCCTGTCCATACTCATATTACAGAAGTTGGTTCAAGTGG